CAGCATCCGGCAGTACGGGCTGATGGTCGAGCAGCCCAAGGACTGCCAGTTCATCTGCCGTGCCGACAGCGCCCAGTGGGCGGCGGCGATGCGCCTCCAGCGCCTGTCCGCCATATTCACCAAGTACAGCTTCGTCCTCAAGTCCAACTTCGCCTTCCTCAGCCCGGGCGACGTGGTCACGGTGACGGACGGGCAGCTCGGGACGGGCGGGACGATGTTCGGAAGGATCCCCGTCCGCATCACGAAGATGACGGACGACCCCGCCAAGGGGATATCCGTCGAGGCGGAGAACTTCCCGTGGGGCGTGGGGGCGGCGATCCTCAGGAACGTCCAGGCGCAGCTCCCCTCGGACGCCCTCGACCTGGCGAACAGCACCCCGGACGACACCGAATTGCTGGTGGTGCAGGTGCCGGCCGCGGCGGCCCTCATGCAGGGCAACATGCTCTACCTGTTTGCGGCGGGCAAGGGAAGCAACTGGGGCGGGTGCGAGGTCTACTACAGCTACGACGGCACCGACTACGCCTTCCTGACCAGGATAGACACGGCGGGCAAGATGGGGACGCTGGCCTCCGCCCTCCCCCTCCATGCCGACCCCGACACGACTGACACCCTGACGGTGACGATGGCGAGCCCCGACGCCGCCCTCGTTTCCGTCCCGGACGCCTCCGCCGACGCCCTGGTGACGCTCTCCGCCCTGGTCTCCGACACGGGCATGGAGCTGGTGTCCTACGCCTCCGCCAGCCTCGTCGGCCCCCGGCAGTACGCCCTGGGCTACCTGCGCAGGGGGCAGTACGGGACGACGCCGCAAAGCTTCTCGCCCGGCGACGACTTCGTGCGGCTGGACGAGGCGTCCTACCAGGAGCAGTACGCCCAGTCCTACGTCGGCAAGACCCTCCATTTCAAGGCATGCAGCTTCAACGCCTACGGGAACGCCGAGCAGCCGCTGTCGTCCGTGGACGCCCTCGTGGTGGCCCTCACGGGGACGCCGGGGGCGTACGACCTGGGGACCGGGGCCTCGAACGTCAACGTCTTCAAGGGGGCATGGTCCGGCACCACCTCCTACGTCGCCGGGAACGAGGTCGTCGACGCCGGGGACTACTGGCTCTGCCTCGTCAACAACAAGGACTCCGAGCCCGCCCTGGGAAACTCCAACTGGCAGCTCGTGGGCAGCGGGAGCCAGTTCGAGGGGGCGTGGGCGGGCGGCACCAGCTACGTCCAGGGCCAGGAGGTCGTCTACAACTCCAACCTCTACGTCGCCCTCCTGGACAATTCCGGCAAGGAGCCCGACTCCAACCCGTCCGACTGGCAGCTCGTCGGGGGCGGCCTCAGCTTCATGGGGGGGTGGAACCCGGGCACCGCCTACGTCATCGGGCAGATGGTGAGCTACGGCTCGTCGGTCTGGCTGGCGCTCGCCGCCAGCACCGATTCCCCCCCGGCGATAGGGAACTCCAACTGGCAAGTCGTCGGGTCGCAGTCCGAGTTCACGGGGCCGTGGTCGTCGTCGACGGGCTACGTCGTCGGGCAGGAGGCCAGCTACCAGGGGTCGGTCTACCTCGCCGTGGCCGCCTCGACGAACGTCGTCCCGACCTCCGACCCGACGAAATGGCAGAACATGACGGGCATCAGCTACGCCGGGGCGTGGTCCTCGACGACCGGCTACGCCGAGGGGCAGGAGGTCAGCTACGGCAACAACGTTTACCTGTGCCTCAACCCCAATTCGGACGAGGAGCCGGACGGGTCCCCCGCCGACTGGCTCGTCGTGGGCCCCGCCAATGCCTCCGCCCTGCCCGGAAGCCACGTCTTCCTCGGGGCGTGGAACCCGGCGACCGACTACCTGACCGGGCAGGAATGCACGGACGGCGGGAACTATTGGGTGTGCATCTTCGGCAACACCAATTCCGAGCCAAGCCTGACGAACGCCAACTGGCAACTGATGGGCCCGCTCTCCGCCTCGTCCCTGGCGGGCAGCGAGGTCTTCCTGGGCCCCTGGAACGCCACGACGAACTACGTCCCCGGGAACCAGGTGAGCGCCAACGGGAATTTCTGGCTGTGCCTCGTGGGGAATGGCCCGGGCAGCACCGTCAGCGATCCGCCCAGTCCCTACTGGCAGCTCATGGGGCCGACCGCCGCAGGCACCAAGGTGGGGGTCGACACCTACATCGGCCCGTGGAGCCCCACGCTGAACTACGACCCGGGCAACGAGGTCAGCTACGGCAACGAGTACTACCAGGCCCTCCTCGCCAACACGAACGCCGAGCCCGACACCAGCCCCACGGACTGGCAGGACGTGGGGCCGGTCAGCAGCACCGCCATCGCTCCCATAGGCCCGTGGAACGCCGCCCTGGCCTACAACGTGGGGGACGAGGTCCTCTATGCGACGTCGACCGGGGGGGCGGGGAGCACGTCCGCCAGCCCCACGGCCGCCGCATCCACCCACCGCCCGGGGCTCTCGCAGAACTCGTGGGCCAACCCTGCGAATGCGGAAGGCTCGTCCGCCTATGCGACCTGCACCCTTTACGGGTCGAACGGAAATGTCAACCAGTCGGACTTCCTGTCCCTGACCGACTTCGCCGGGCTGAACGCCATCCCCTCGGACGCCACGATAACCGGCATCGTCGTGTCGCTCAAGCACGGCAGGACCTCGGGGACGAGCGCAGTCTACGACGACACCGTCGTCCTACTGGGCCTCGTGGGCCTGGTGGCGAACCATGCCCCCGCCTATGCGGCGGCGAACGCATGGCCCGGCTCCCCGACTGCCATATCGTACGGCACCAGCGCCGACGTCTGGAACGTCCTGCCCACCGTGGCGCAGCTCCAGGCAAGCGGGTTCGGCGTCAAAATCGCCTGCCAGTGCACGCAGACCCCCGGCACCGGGGCGACCATCGAGCTGAACTCCGTCGTCGTCACGGTCCACTACACGACGGTCGGGGCCGAGACCACCAACTACTACAAGTGCGCCGTCGCCAACGTCGGGCAGGAGCCCGACACGAGCCCCACCTACTGGGTATGCGTCGGCCCGGCGACGGTGGATGCGGTCCCGGACGGCAAGAAGTACGCCAGGACCTCCTCGGGTGCCCTGGCGAACGGCATACCCTACACCCTGCTCGGCCCGTGGGCCGCCAGCACCGGCTACCATGTGGGGGAGGAGGTCACCTACCCGGCCACGGGCCCCCGGAACTACTACGTCTGCAAGACGGACAACAGCGACGCCGCCTTCGACCCGTCCAAATGGACGCTGGTGGGCCCCGACAGCCTGACCTCCGTGTCGGACGACGCCAACTACTCCAAGGTGGTCACGGGGACGAACCCCGTCGACCTCGTCCAGAACCCGCAGTTCTCCGCCTCCCCCACCCTGCCCCCCGTGGGGTGGGGGCCGATGCCCGCCTACCTGGTTCCCACGATGGAAATCGACTGCCAGCCCTCGTTGTCGTGGGACACCACGACTCCCTATGCGGGGATGGCACGCAGCCTCGTGGTTACGACGACGGGATATGGCGGCCTCGTCGGACAAACTTTCACGGTTGCACCGGGCGAAATCTACAAGCTGGTCGCCGCCGCCAAGACCGCCGAGACTGCCGACATCGAGGCGGGCATCGCCTACTTGGACAAGGATGGCAACTGGATGGGCTACGTCGGTGCCATCTGGAGCGCCCCGTGTGACTGGACCGAGTTTTCATACGGCGAGGTGGCCCCAGCCGGATCGGTGTATGCCATACCGTGGATATGGCTCGTCTCCGCCGCCGCCGAGTTCGGGCTCATTTCCTGCTTCAGGGTCGCAAGCCTCGACGACGAAGTGAGCGATGGAGTTAACTTCTCCAGGGTGAGGACGTCGGCGCTCGTCAACGGGGTGCCCTTCACCTACGCCGGGGCGTGGTCGCCGTCCCCGAACTACGTGGTCGGGCAGGAGGTCAGCTACTCGGGCGGCTACTATGTGTGCACCACCAACAACCAGAACCAGGTGCCATCGTCCTATCCTGCGAGCTGGACGCTGGTGGGCAACTCCGCCTCGGCATTCCTCGGGGCGTTCAGCACGGGCACCGCCTACGTCATCGGAAACCAGGTAACCTACGCAAGCGGATACTACATCTGCACCACGGCGAACGGCCCCGGTGCGTGGAACGGAAGCGACTGGCAGGCCATCAGCACGCCGTCGACCTCCGACTACCTCGGGGCCTACTCGGCAGGGACGGCCTACTCGGTCGGAGACCAGTGCAGCTACCTTGGCTGCTTCTGGATTTGCATAGTAGCCAGCACGGGCAACGTGCCGGTGGTCGGCGACTCCCACTGGACGTTGCTTGGCACGAGCGTCATCCTGTTGGGTGCCTACAACGCCGGGACGAGCTACATCCCCGGGCACGAAGTCACGGGGACGGATGGCAATGTCTACAGGTGCGTGGCGAATACGGTCGGGCACGCACCGCCGAATGCCTCCTATTGGGCGCTCATCGGCCCTTCAAGCCTCGACTCGGTGTCGGACGGCAGCACCTACAGCAGGGTGAGGGGCACCGGCGTCACCAACGGGCACGTGTCCAGGGTCAGCACCGACGGAGTGACCAGCTATCCGGCCAAGGGCGTCGGCGACCCGCAAACGATTTCCATCGACAACGAGATTGCAGACGGCACGAACTATCTCCGTGGGACGCAGTTCTCCGGTTCGGCAATCGTCGTGGACAACCCGAACTTCCTGGCGGGCACGGCAGGCTGGACGGGACGCCCCGCCCCCTACGCCACGACGATTTCGGCGGACGGCACGAACCCGTGGACGACCAACGGCAAGTCGCTGAAGGTGACGACCTCCTCGCAATATGGGGCCGCCGTGAGCGTCCGCCAGTTCAAGGCCTCGCCGGGCGACGCCTTCCTGTTCACCTGCGAGCAGAAAAGCGACGGGACGTTCAGCATCTCGAACTACATCCAATTCCTGGACGGAGCGGGAGGCTTCCTTGGCAACTTCGGCACCACGCCGAGCACCTCGTCGTCGTGGAACCAGTCTTCGCTCACGGCCACCGCCCCCGCCGCCAGCGCATATTTCCTGGTATACCTCGCCGACAGGATGGACGCTGCTGGCGGCTCGCACTCCGCTTGGATAACCAACGTCCACCTGGTGCGGCTCGCCTCGCTCGACACCGAGGTGAACGACGGCTCGGTCTACGCCCGCACGAAGGCGAACGGGCTGAGCAGCGGATACGTCAGCAAGACCGGCTCGTCCGGCTCCTACACGATAAAGGGCGTGGGAGATGGTAACGTACTAAGCATTGACAGCGACGTAGGAGACGGCTCGGTCTATGGAAGGACGAGGCTGGGAGGGCTGACGGGGGGCTATGTCAGCAAGACCGGCTCGTCCGGCTCCTACACGATAAAGGGCGTGGGAGATGGTAACGTACTAAGCATTGACAGCGACGTAGGAGACGGCTCGGTCTACGCCCGGACGAAGGGAAGCGGGTTGGACTCCGGGTTCGTCAGCAAGACGGGGACCGGTGGTGCCTACAGGATAAAGGGCGTCGGAGATTCCAATGTCCTGAGCATCGACAACGACGTGGGCGACGGGTCGACCTACGGGCGCACGAAGCTGACGGGGCTGACCTCGGGGCAGGTCGACCTTTCCAAGAGCGGCGTCATCGGCAAGACCTTCGACAACGTTGCGGACGGCAGCAGCCGTTTCGCCGTCATCAACGGAGCTGGCTTCAAGGGCGTCTCCTCGGTGGACGGAAACAGCAAGGCCCTCATCGACTTCACCAGCGCCCACTCGAATAAGTCCCTGGACAACGTGCCCGATGGCACGTCAAGGTTCGGCGTGGCGAGCGTGGACGCCAACCACAAGGCATTGATTGACTTCTCAAGTGCACACAGCAATAAGTCCTTGGACAACGTGCCCGATGGCTCGTCGAGGTTCGGCGTGGCGTCGGTCGACGGCAACCACCGGGCCCTGGTTGATTTCACGCAGTCGGGGCATATTGGCAAGAGCTTGGACAACGTCGGCGACGGCAGCAGCCGCTACGCCGCCTCCGAGCCGGGGGCGGACAAGACGGCAAATCACCAGGCGGCGAGCATCTACGGGCAGGGGAGCCTCGCCACCAAAAACACCGCAAATTTGGATTCGGACGTCAGCGATGGAAGCAGCTACGTGCGCCTCGCCCACGTCAACGCCGACCACACCATCAGGACGACCGCCGCCTGCCGCACCCAAGGCTCGATGCAGCCCACGACGTCGACCGCCTCCGCCTCCCTGCTGAGCGACCCGACGCCGGGGGTCGTCGTCTACGTTGTTGGAGGGCTGATTTATTTTCCCGATGGAAGCGATGACACGGTGCCGAGCGTGGACACCCTCTACACCACCTGGAACGGGGTGAGGGTCTCCTACCCGCCCTCGCCCCCGAGCGGTTCCACAAATTACAATCATTTTGGAGGCAACATTGTATGGGACGTAATCAACAAGGCAATCCGCATCCAGGAATACGGGCCCGTGGAAACCACGGACGACCCCTCCAATCCCTGGACGGCTGCGAACAAGCAGACGGCGTTCGGCGACGGCTATGTCGCAATGTGCTGGGGCGTCGACGTGACGTTCTCGACTTCGGGCACCGGGGGGCACGGCTATGGAGGAGGCGGGGGAAGCAACTGCCCGCTCCAGGGCACGGCAATCCGTCCGCTCGGCAGCCCTGCGTTTGCGCATCCATTTGAGAATTCCGAGTGGATTGAAATCGAAAGCGAGAGCGGAAGGAAACTGACTGCCACGCCTAGCCATCGGTTGATGACCGAGCGTGGGAAGGTTTCCCTGGAGGACCTCGTCGTGGGCGATTTGGCAATTACAGAGGGCGGCAGCGAGAAGATTACGAGGAAGGAGCGGTTGCGGTTCAGGGCCAATGCGACGAAGGTCGAGATGCCGCAGGGGCACCTCTACTGGAGCAACGGATTCCTGAGCCACAACATAAAGACAAACTGATGAACAAGCTGATATACCACACGACCGAACTCCGAAATGTCGTCCCGCACCTGGCCTGCTGCATCTCGGGCTGGACGTGGACGGCCCTGCCGGACGGGACGCACCTGGCGTTCCTGGCCCCCCGGCACCACGGCGTCAAGCCGCACCTGGCCTCGGGGGGCACGTTCCTTCCCGCCGCCCACAATCCGTGCCTGCTGACTGCGGACGAGGCAGCAATCTTCCCGGCCGAGTGGGGCATCACCACCAGCGACACGATGTTCAGTGCCCTGAACAAGGCGTATACCGCTACGGGCAACTCGGTTTTTGACCCCGAGATTTAGGAGGCAACATGAAAACCATCGTCGGAAGCCTGCCCGATTGTCCCAACGGCACGGTGACCCTCTCGTTCCCGAGGCCCGCCAAGGTGATTTCCACCGGTCTGCCTGCCCCGGGGACGGTGGAAATCAGGCTGGACAGCGGCGGCAACGTCCCTGCTGGCACGCAGGTATGGGGCAACGACGAGATGGAGCCGGGCGGGGCGTGGCTTGCCATCGTCCGGGACGGCACGGGCAAGGTGGTGCGGTCGAAGCTGTGGCCGGTCCGTGGTGCGTCGCCGATTGTTTTGTTCAAGATGCCGATATGACGAATATCCGTCCCTTAGGTAGGGCGCATATGAAGCAAATCACAGGCCAGTTCCTTTACCCGGACGGCTCCCCCGTGTCGAAGGGGATGGCGAGGTTCGTCCTTTCGCAGGATGCAGTGTGCATCGGCGGGCAGGTCGCCCCTAGTTCCCTGGAATTCCTCCTCGACGCCAACGGCAGCCTGCCTGCCGGGACCGAAATCCTCGGCACGGACGAGCTGCTCCCGCAGGGGCTGTTCTACCATGTCAGCGTCGAGGTGGACGGAATCAAGGTCTACGGGCCGGAGGATCTTCAAATCACAGGGACGAGCCCGATAAACGTCAACGCCCTCGTTCCCCTGCCCACAGGGAGAGGAAGGACGTTCTACATTCCCGGTGCCCCCGGCTTGACCGGCCCGATAGGGCCTACCGGCTACACCGGGCCCGTCGGCCCGACCGGATCGACGGGATACACCGGCCCCCTTGGCCCGACCGGGCCGACAGGGCCGACAGGCTATACCGGCCCCCTCGGGCCGACAGGGGCAGGAAACTTTACGGGATACACCGGTCCGACTGGCCCTGTCGGCGTCCAGGGTAACCAAGGTAGCCAGGGAATTCAGGGCGTCCAGGGCAGCCAGGGCGTGCAGGGAGTCCAGGGTTCGACGGGGGCGACAGGGTACACGGGCTTCACGGGGGCGATTGGCCCGACCGGTTTCACCGGCCCCATGGGGGCGATTGGCCCTACGGGATATACCGGCCCAACCGGCCCCGGCAACTTCACTGGCTATACCGGCCCGACCGGGCCGACAGGATATACCGGCCAGCAAGGCGGCCAGGGGACGCAGGGGACAGCGGGCGTTGCGGGGGCAACGGGGGCAACTGGGCCCACTGGTTATACGGGATACACCGGCCTTGCTGGTTCTGCGGGTACCGCAGGCTCCGCAGGTGCCACAGGCCCGACAGGCTATACGGGCCCGACTGGTTATACGGGATACACCGGGCTCCAAGGCCCTGCGGGTACCGCAGGCTCCGCAGGTGCCACAGGCCCGACGGGATACACGGGTCCGACAGGATACACTGGATATACCGGGCTCCAAGGCCCTGCGGGTACCGCAGGCTCCGCAGGTGCCACAGGCCCGACGGGATACACGGGTCCGACAGGATACACTGGATATACCGGCCCTCTCGGGCCGACAGGAGCGACGGGGTATACGGGCTTCACTGGCCCCCAGGGAGATGCGGGATACGACGGCGGCCTGGCCTACCAATATGACGACACCCACACTCCGGGGGCGGGGACGGCAGGCAGTTTGCGGTTCAACAACGCCACCGTGAGTTCCGTCACCGAAATCTACATCAACGACCTGGACGTGATGAGCGTCGACCAGTCGGCCTTCATCGCCATTTGGACGGCCTCGACCAATCCCGTGAAGGGCTACGTCTCGATAACCCCCGAGGGGTACACCTCGCCCGTGGTCTTTTCCATAAGCGCAGTGGCCTCCCATTCGGGATACCTCACCCTCAGCGTGGCCTACGTTTCGGGCGCAGCACCAGGTCCCGCCTACCCCGTCAGCGTGCTCTGGGTCAGGACGGGGGATCTCGGGTTCACCGGGCCGACAGGATATACCGGCCCCCTCGGCCCGACCGGCCCGGGGAACTTCACCGGATACACGGGACCGACCGGGCCCATCGGGCCGACCGGATACACGGGCGCAGGGGCGTTCACCGGCCCGACCGGGTATACTGGCTACACCGGCCCGCAGGGCAATGCGGCGGGACTCCCCTACAATTTCGATGCCGGGACCGGCAACAATCCCACCCCGGAGTACATCCAGTTCGACGGCGTCACGCCAGGCCTTACGACGCATATCTACTTCGCAACTGTTGACGCTCTCGGGAACGACCAGAGTGGTTTTCTGTCACATTGGGCCGACTCGTCCAGCACCGTGAAGGGCTATGTCCTGCTCAGGGAAAACGCCAACAACGCCACGCCGTTCTGCGTGTTTGGCCTGAGCGCCATCGCCAGCGGCTCGTCTGCGAACGGCCCCTACTATGTTGCTAGCGTCAGCTACCTGAGCGGGACGGGGCCGACAAATGGCAGCAAGATTGTCGTGGAGTGGATTCGGACCGGCGACGGAGGCATCGGCCCAACCGGCTATACCGGCCCTGCCGGGTCCGCCGGGGCGACCGGGCCCATCGGCCCCACCGGCTACACCGGGCCGGGCGGCGGAGGCGGCGGCAGTGCGGAGACCTTCTACGGAGAGTACAGCCACAGCTATGGCACAAATGGTTACGGTATCGTCCAGAATACCGTCAAGGTCAGCTACCCCATCACCATCTCGTTCCCGGTGGCGTTCTCCAAGATGGAGATCGTAGTGACTTTGGCAGACACCAACAGCGGCCACCACTACGACTTCGGGATTTACGACCTGAGCGGCAACCTCCTGGCGGACGTGGGGCCGCAGACCGGCCTTTCCTCCACGGGGGCGCACGACCTTTCCCTCGTCCAGGGGACCGTCACGCTCCAGGCTGGAACGTACCTGTTCGCCATGACGGGCGATGCGACCACGCTCTACGTTGCGAGGAACTGGCAGGCGAGCACGAACTCCATCCTCTACTGGCAGACCTCCGATGGCAGCTCGGGCGGGCAGTTGCCCTCGACCATCTCGCTCTCGACCTCGGCGACGACCCTGGACAGCTACGGCGACGGGTTCCTGCCCATCTTCGCCCTGCACCAGTAGGTCAGGCGCTTCCGAATTTTTTGGGGAAAACCTGCTGCTTCTGGACCTGCACCCACGCCGCCGCCAGCTTCTGGTTCTCGGCCGCAACCTGCGCCGCAATGGCCTCCTGCTGCACCTTCCCGAACTGCTCGACGTTGGCCTTCATCACGGCAAAGTGGGCGGAGGCTATCCCCAGCCACGTCCTGTGGGCAAAGAGAATCCCAATGGTGGTGCCCGCCGCTGCGGCGAGGAGCGTCACCATGGCGAACAAAATCAGGAGCAGGTCTACGGCTGCGGCGGCGAGCCACATATGGCCTCCTCCGGGGACTGGCGGAAATAAAACCTGATTTTGTTCCACACGGCGCTCGAACTCATCCCCGTCACCTTGGAGATGGCGGAGAGGCTCATCTTCTTGTCCAGCATTTCCCTCAGGTCGTCCGGGTGCAGGCGGTAGAGGCGGTGCGATACGATGTCGGCGATGCCCCTGGCGTTGGACAGCACGCCGTCCGCCGACACCGACAACAAGTCTATGCCCCTTGCGTCCATGCGCTCACGCCAACATTCGAGGCCGGTGCCAATGCAGACTGCGAGGCGGCGGGGATGAATGTGGTGGCAGGCCAGCAGGGGGGCGACGACCTTCAGCTCCTTGTACCTGCGCTGGCCGGAGATGTCCCTGTCGAGGCGGGCGTTGTAGATGGCGTGGAAGCCCCTCTGCCGGAGGCAGGCGGCGAGCAGGAAGTACCGGGGGTCGGGATCGTTCTTCTTCACTTTTTGGACCCGCTCTGGTAGAACTTCAGCGCCCCGACCTTCGCCTTGACCTTCTCGGCGTCGGGCGTTTCCAGGGACTTCTGCTCCGCCCACGTGGTGCCGTCCTTGACCGGCGACCATTCCCGCTCGATGGTGACCCTCCCGATTTCCGTCCCTGCGAGGTCCAGGAAAATCTGGATGCTCACGACCCTCTCCTCGGGATAGATGGCGACGCCCTTGGGCTTCCTCCGTTCCCTTCGGTCGCACCATATCTCCCACCCGGCCCCGCCTTCGGCGGGCTTCAGGGTGGCCGTGTCGCATTCCGGCAGCGGTCCTGCCAGCTCCACTTCCTTCCCGAGGCTAATCGTCCTTTTTTCCATTTTTCCCCTCCGTGTCGTCGCTCGTATGGGCGTAGCCCATCAGCATCGTGGAATCCGAGCCCTCTTCGCTGGTGAACAGGATTGGGCTGTTGTGAGGTATGGCTATTTTGGCCACCGAGCCGCCGCTGCCCGTCGCCTTCTTGACGAATTCCCGGACGTCCCCCACGGTGATGCCGGTGCGCTCCATGACGCACTCCGTCATGTAGGCCAGGATTTTGATGCCATGCTCAAGCTGCTGGTAGGACTGAATGAGTTCCCTGCGGGTGACGGGCTGGTCCAGGTCCACTGTCGGCGTCGGCCGGTCTGGCGGCATTTTTCGCTCCCTCTATAGATACTCGGAAGTCGAAACATGGCACGCTGGCGAACGGGCCCGCCGCCAGCCTGTCGACCGCCGCCCTGACGGCAACGGGGCTAACGATGTGGTACCGCTCGAACGTGGAGCGAGTGCGGTGCCCGCTGATTTGCATTACGACCTTCTCGGGAGTGCCGCCCTCGACGTAGTTGGTAATGGCGGTGCGCCTGAGGTCATGGAACCGCAAGTCGGACAAGTCCTCGGGGAGCCCTGCCGCCTTGACGGCCTTCCTCCAGGCCTTGTAGTGGTTGCGGACCGGGCGATTTCTCTCTCGGGTGAGGACGAAGTCCTCCGAGCCCTTCCCCGTGCAGCAGGCGAGGAGCAGCCCCCTGACCAGGGGCGTCATGGGGACATCCCGGCCTTCCTTGTTCTTGGTGCTCCCTATCTTCAAGCGGATTACCCCTGCGACGAAGTCGAGCTGCCCTACCTTCATGGCGATGACCTCGCCGAGCCTCCAGCCGTACGCACGCGCGACCTCGTACATCGTGCGCAGCCACAGGCCTTCCTTGTCGCACGCACGGGCCATCCTCTCGGCCTGCTCGCCGGTCAGCAACTTGTCCCGGGCGGGGGGCTCCTCCAGCATCTCGACGTGGGGGGCGAACATCAAGGACCGATCCTTGACTGCCCTTGCCAGGGCCGCCCGCATGAAGGCCAGCTCCCTGTTTATCGAGCCGTTCCCCGCCCCCTCGGACTGGCGCACGGCAACATAGCGGTCGAAGTCCCGGGTGGAGAGCGCCATCGCCTTTATGTCGCCGAACGCAGGCTCAAGGTGAAGCTTCCATCGGGACTCCTCGTCGGCGACGGCCTTCCTGCCGTTCGCCCTGTCCCTGACCAGCTTGGACTCGCAGATTGCACGCACCAGGACCTTGCTCGTCTCGGGGTCGAACAGGCCGAGCCTCGCCTCCGCCATCCTGTCCCTAAGGATATCCCGGGCCCTGCGGTAGTCGTCCGTGCCGGTGGTCTGGTTGACCGTCCTGCCGTTGGCACACACGAACTGGATCCTCCAGTTGCGGCTGTCCTTCTGGCGGTAGACCGATCCTTCGCCACGGTGCCTGTTAGGCATTTATTTTTCCTTGTCCTTCCTTCGGTAGTTGAGCAGCCTGGACTCGACGTTCTCCGCCGTTGGCGGGAGCCCGCCCCCGGCAACCGACCATTTGTCGAGGGTGTAGATGCGCGAGCCCTCATGGCAAAGCCACAGCTCGCCAGTAACGAAAGCGCCATAGCACACTTTGCACCCCGCCGTGTGGCGGGCGAGCTGCGGGGAACATCCGCTCTGCTCGACCTCCGCTTGCCGAACGTCAAAATCCAACGTTGCCTTGGGCATGCTATTTTTCCTTCTCGTCCTTGGGGCACGGAATGGGCTGGACGCCGGGATTGAGCGGCATACGGCAGGCGATCTCCAGGTTGTCGTGTATCATCTTCTTCGCCATGTCGTTCATTGCCTTCACAGGATCGGCAGCCTTCTCGGCGTTGGCCTCGGCCTCAGCCTCAGCCGCCGGTCCGCACACCTGGGCCTCGGCCTCTTTCGTCAGCTTGCCGGTACCGCACAGCGTGTTGGCATTGGTCTTGGCACGGAATGGGACGAACCACCCCACGGTCGTGTAGTCCTTTCCCGGCTTATCGGGCTTGGGAAGCCAAAATGCACACTGATTGCGTTTGTTGCATAGGGCAGCAAACACCACCTTGTCGCCCTTGTTCAGGTCATCCATGAACCACCTGATGTGGCCGCCGTCCACGGCGGGGTCGCCGAACAGGATGTGCGCCCCGCTCACGGGCTGCTGGATGAGATATTCGCCATCGGCGGTCCGCACCTTGGACGACTGGAATCCGGTGCTTTCGGTAGTAATTCCGCCGAACGCCCCCCTGCGGGACACGGAGCCAGTGTCCACGCCAATCCCCGATACGAAAGTCCCGACCTGATAGTCGGGCTTCTTGTCCCTGGCCATGGCACTGCCCGCAAGAGCCAGGACGATCAAAATCATCGCAAATTTCCTCATTTTAGTTTCCTCCACTTTGATTATACCGCGAGGACGGGCCCCGGGTGAGGTTTATTTTTCGAGGGCGGCGTGAGGCTGCGTCCCCCGGCCCCTAAGCAGGCCATGGCGCTTGGCCAGATAGGCGATATGGGCGGGGCTGACGCCTGTCATCGCCGAAATCCGGGAGTACGACAAACTACGGTCGGCCACGAGCGCCACGGCCTGGGCTACCGAGGCGGGGGGCAGCGTGGGGCGTCCTGGCGGGCTGTGCGGGATTTCCCAGCCGGTGCGGCAGATGCCGTTCTTGTTGGCTATGCGCTCGACCACCACCATCGTGGTGTGGTGCCTTTTGGCAATCTCCTTGTACCAGAACCGACCGTCCCGGAGGTCGGCCAGTATGGCCTCGTCGAGGCCGGCCGGATGCTTGCGGCTAAAATAGCGCAGGACCCCTGAGCGGGATGCTATGCATTTTACCCGGGACTCACTGACGTGGAGGACCCGGGCGATGTCCTTGTAGGTCATCGTGCGAACGACAAGCAGGGCCCGGACCTGATCGGCCAGCCTCCTGCTCCATTCCCAATGGATTCCCAGCCGGGCGGCGATGGAGTAGGCCCGACTGGGCTTGATTTTCAACGAGCGGGCGCAGTCGACTACGCTCCGGTCCTGGTGCTCCCTGAGGAAATCCTCTATCGTTTTTTCCGTGACCCACCTTGCCATGGCGTTCCTCCTTATTTTGCGATTGGACGGCCCAGCCTGCGGGGTGCGGGCCCTTCCGGCACGGGCGGCACGGCCTCCGCCCCGGACGGCACGGCCGTCCAGGCGGCCGGGGCGTGTCTTATCCTTTGGAGATAAGCGTCGAGGTCCGCAGCGAGGAACAGCAAGGCGGACGTCCTGTCCCCGTCGCTGAGGTACGTAATGCGTCCCGCCTTCGCCAGCCTGCGCAGCTTCCAGCCGCTGATGCCCAGGTAGGCGGCGGCGGCCTTCGTTCGTAGAACCGTAGTTTCCATTTCTGTCCTCCGTGTTCCTATCAATACTCTCGGAAGTTCGTTTTTGTGAGGAAGCCAATCTTTCGGTATCTTTCTCTTATGGGCTACAAGGACAAAAAACTGCAGAAAAAATTCGCCCATGATTGGTACATTGCGCATCGGGATTCCGTTGCCAAGAGGGCCTGCGAATGGAAGCGCAGGCACCGGGAGGAACGCCGGAAGTGGATGAACCGGTGGAAAATCGAGTGGCGGGAGAAGCGCAAGCATTGGAATTTAGGGGAGTTTTCGCTTTTCAACCTGGCCGAGAGGCCGTCGCCATCGAACGACATTTCATGCCCAGGCTGCAACGAACTGATACGCCCCGACTGGATCGCCATCGAGGCCCACTGCACCAGCCACGGACCCGAGGAATCCGAGAAATTTTTCCAAACGCTGGAGCGGTGGCAAATCGAATGCCAAGCATTGGCCAGCACCAGGAGCAAGAGACGCATACGGATGATGAGCGACGACGAGCGGGCGCAGATAGCCGCCGAGCGACGCTCCGGGATGCCCTGGCCCTCGATTGCGCTGCGCCACGGGATAACCGCAAAACAGGCCAGGGAGCTGTTCAAGAGGGAAAATCGCAGGGCGGCCGGAAGGCTCGGGACCCACTAGGGACGTTGAGGCCGTCAGGCCATAACGTATTCCGCCGCCTGATTTCCGCCATCTCGGCGGCGTACACGCACCACGGAGGCGTCCTGACCAGCGCCGAAACCTTGAAGAACTCGGGGCCATGCTGGCGAATCGCCCGGTGGAGCGGCAGGCGGCTCCCACGGCTGGCCATGTAGCAGTGCTCCTTCCATCGCTTGGCCATGGACCTCGTCGTAGATCCGACATAGCGGAGGTTGTCCGGGACGCAGGAAATCATGTAGACGGTGGCTACCATGTCCCATAATACTGAACTTAGGGGACTTGCGCCGAGGCCGGGCGGCGGGAGGGGGCGGCCCTACGTTTCTTGACTACGGAAGGTATTATATGGACGACGTTTTGAAGCAAGGGGAGGAAAAGGATATGGTCGACGAAACGCTTCATGGCCCGATAGAGAACGGAGTGCCGATTCCGACCAAGCGCCGGTGGCGCTGGCCGAGGTTCGAGGTCCTAGACGAGCTGGAGGTGGGCCAGTCGGTCGTCTTCAAGGTGGACAGCCGGGGCTTCCTCTCGACGCCCATAGACTTCCGTGAAAAACGGGACGGGAAGAAGTTCAAGACGCAGTCCCTGCACACCGGCGGAATCCGGGTATGGAGGACGGCGTGACGAAGCTGTGGTACTTGAGCAACCGGGAGTCCGGCGCATTTTGGATCATAGCAGCCGACGACAAGGACGCCGCCGTCCGCATCCGAAACGAGCAGGGCTGGCCGGCAAACCGCATCCGTGAAACCGCATTTTTCGCCGGGACGCAGTGCCCGGGCGAGTTCAGGCTTGTAGAGTCCCTGGAATGGGGCGAGCGGCTGCCGTTCTAGGAGGGGCAATGAACAAGGAATGGGGAAGCTGGAGGTACGACTCCACGGACGGCGTGGAGAGCATAGACTTTTCCGGGGAGGCGGGATACACGAGGAGCAACCCCTACCAAATCGTGCGGAGCGAAATCGACGCCCCCGACAAGCTGGTCTTTTGGTGCTGGTACGTCGGAATCAAGACGTGGGGGACTCCCGAGACCGTAGGAAACCTGACCAAGGCGGTGATCGCGCTGGGGTGGGTTCGGCCCCCGCACTCGGCGTAGGAGGGAAGATGAAACTGCAAAGGCCCAACAGGCTGACGTACGAGGAGCACCGGGCGCTGGCAGCGGAAGCCAAGGACGCAGTCGGCAAGCTGGACCACCTCCTCGAAAAGCTGTGGAGGACGTATCCCCACACCTCCCCGCAAGTAAGGCTGGCGTGGAGGGCGCTGCGGGAATTGCAGAGGCTCCAACGTCCGATGGAGGACTGCCTCTTTGCGGAATGCCTCCAGGAGGCCGACTTCGAGGTGTGGAACCTGGGACTTACCTTCCCCCTTTCGTCCACCCACCTCAGGAACCTCTCGTTCATAAAAGGAAAAAGGTAATGAAGGTCGACCCAGAAACGAAATGCAACTACCCCGAGTGCGGGCACAGCGGATACCCGGACTGCATCGACGTCCAGCGGATACTCCGGCTCTACCCGAGGCTGACGTCGTACGGGCTCCCCGGCAAGAAGTCCGATCCGAGGGACATAGACGTGGAGGCGGCCCATATTGCGGGCCTCTGGTCGGCCGAGGCCCGGCACAAGAACTCCAACAGGCCGTGGAAGTGGCAGAACAGCTACTACCTCAAGCACGTGGTGGAGCGCCACTGCGGGCTCTACATGACCAACGGCAGCTTCATATGCGGGGCCATCGCCTGGGGCCTCAAGATGCGCCTGCCGGACGTTCCCGACTACCCCAACCCGGGGTTCTTCCTCCCCCAGCAGGACCGCTGCGACAAGTGCAGGGGCACCTGGAACATTTCCACCCGCTGCTTCAGGAAGGGGGAGGGCTTGCAGTTCCTCTGCGCCGCATGCGCCACGCCCGAGGGCGAGCCCAAGAAGTCGGGGCCGTTCCTGGTGTGGCCCGAGCCGAAGAAATGAAGTCATGACCGCCGCACCCCCAAAATCCCCCCATATCTCCGCCACCCGCCATCTCGAAGCACCCGAGCCAGGTATTTAACGACTATAGGAACTATCTAGGGAGATAGTTTTATGACTTGGTTGGAAATCTACGAGTTCCGCCAGCGGCGCAAGCAGACGTTTCTGCCGGTCCTCTCCGACGAAAAGCTGACCATCGACCAGATGGCGGCGCTGCTGCGCATTTCCAAGGGCAGGGTAAGCCAGCTCCGCAAGGAGATGGGCCTGCCGGGGAGAAAGCGGGGGCCGAAGGCGAAGCCATGCCCGAACTGAGCGAGGAGCAGATGTCCGAGATGAAGTCGAAGCGCCTTTCCTACGCCATCAAGCTGGCAAGGAAGGGCTTCCACTTTTCTCCCACGAGCCACGGCAAGTCCCGCCCCGACCGGATGGGCTGGGGCATAGACGCCACTACCGACGAGGCGAGGCTGAGGGAATGGGACGATCCGTTCTCCCAGTTCGTGATGGTAGCCAAGTTCGGCCACGGCTGCGCCTTGGACTTCGACGACTGGGAGGCCTGCATTGCGGGCGGGTTCGACCCGAAATGGATAGAGGGGGCGTTCTCCGTGCGCTCGCCGAGCGGCGGAAGGCACGTCTACATGCCCTGGCATGCCGCCTTCGACTGCTTCCGCTCGGCCAAGGCGGACGCCACGGTCGGCGGGAAGGTCGTAGCCGAGCTGAAATTGAACAACGCCACGATAGCCGCCCCGTGCAGCTTCCGGGAATCGGACGAGTCGCACTGCTGCGGCTGGTACGAGCCCATGGGCGGCAGGATAGTCCCGTGCGACGGGCCCTCGATTGCCGCCTGGTTCCGTGACCACGGGGCCGTGCAGAAAAAGGCGTTCAGGGAAAGGGCGGAGCGCCGCAACCTGCACCCGGACTTCGACGCCGACGACTTCCTGGAGTGGCACTCCTGCTCACTGACGGAGGAGGGATGGATAGAGGGGTCCTACCACCTCGCCATCGAGGAGTGCCCCCTCTGCGGGAAGGACAACCCGGGCTCCACGCTCGCCGCCGCCCCGACCAAGTTCCTGCTCGGGGGCAGCGGGTACGGGTTCGCATGCCACGCCTGCGGCGTTTCGGGCAGGGAGGCGTTCGAGGAGGGCATGGCGAGGCTGCACCCGGGATGGAAGCCATGGCGCAGGCCCATCTA